CCGGATTCTTATCTGGTATTACTAATGTTGCTATCCCATTAACTAACAAAGTATTAGCTGGATTTACCATCCTTCGTAACAGACAATTCACACAAACTGTTTTGGAGAATTTGGCTGCCGCTGGTGTATGTGTACTTCAACCAGTTGCTGGTGGCGGAAGAATTCTATGGGGTAAAACAACTACACAAAGTGGATATCCAGAAGAAGAAGAAATTTCTATCGTATTTATTAGAGATAGAATTTCTAAATCAATGAGAGCTGGCTTTGCTGGATTTATCGGAACTGCGGAAGATCCGGATACTCAGTCTTCAATGTTTGCACGTGGAACTGGTTTACTTAATGCTTTCGTTTCACAAAGATTAATTACTGATTATGCTGATTTGACAGTTAAAAGAGATAGTGTTGATCCACGTCAATGGAATATAACTGTTAGAGTTCAACCAGTTTATCCAGTAAATTGGGTGTATATTAAGGTTTCAATAGGACTTCTATAATATTTAGGATGAGATAACAATGGCTATTTTAGGAACACAAACAGGAAGTATTTTAGAAAATGCTGATGGTTCAAATAGAACTGGTACCGGTATTTCAACAAATATCGTAATAAAAGTTAATAATCAAACTGTTGGCGCTATCCAAAACTTATCAATTAGAGAAGAAAGACAAATTCAAATGATTGATGAAGTTGGTACTGATGGTCATATTGATAGCGTGCCAATCAGATCAACAAATATATCTGGTGAATGCCGCAGAGTTAGATTTGATCGATTAAGAATTACCGAAGCGTTTAGCAGAGGGTTCTTACACGTTCACGCTCAAAGAATACCATTTGATATTGTTATAATTGATAAATGGAAAGGTGATGGTTCAAGCGCTATCATAACTACTGTTAAAAATGTTTGGATAGGAAATTTAAACGTTGACTATACTGCTGATAACTGGGTAATTACTGACTCTATGAGTTGGCAAGCAGAAGCTATATTTAGTACATTAAATGGTGGAAATGCCGCTCAAGGCGGAGAAAGAAAACTAATTCGTCAAACAGATTCAATTGAATTATTGGCTGATCGTGGCGCTAAGAGAGGAGCTCTTGATGAAGCTGGCCTCTTAGATGCTGTATTTACAGAAATAGCCTGATTTCTAGATAATTAGAAATTAAATTAAATTTTGCACATATAAAGGATATATAATTATTTGAGAAAATAATTAATTAGTATCCTTTTGTTTTATGGAGTAACAGAATGAATGCAGAATTTAATAGTCCTATATTTAGAAAAAGAATGGCAACATCAGGTCAAAATCAAATGAAAGAATTTTCAGTGGGTGCTCCTGAGGAACAAGAATTGAATTTTAGTAATGATGATGAAGAAAATTTACAGATAGAGAAACAAATAGAAGCAGCAAGATTAGAAAAAAATACTGCTCCAAAAATAACAGATCATTCTAAAAAGAGATTAGAAATATTAACAAATATTGGTAGATTAACACGAGATGTTAATATAGAAGGTTATACTTTTACAATTAAAAGCCTTAAATCTAAAGAAACACGAGAAGCAACACTATTGGCTGTTGGTGCTTCGGCAAGTAACGCAGAATTATCATTTGAAATTAGACGTAATATATTAGCGCGTTCCATAGACAAAATTGATGGCAAAGAAATAGCATTAATTTTAGGAACTGATGATTTAGAAAGAAAATTAAAAATGATAGATGATTTTGAAGAAGTCATAATTGTTAAGCTTTATGATGAATTTCAAAAAATGAAAGAAACGGCGTCTACTAAATATGGAGTAAATTCTGATAAAGATGCTGCGGAGGTAGTAGAAGATTTAAAAAAATAGTTAAGGAACCAGATCATCGTTTCCTCTGGTTCTTGTGTAAAATGTTTAGTAAAACACCTGATGATCCTGAAATAGAAGATATGGATCCATATATGAAATATTGGATGTATATGAATTGGTTAGAGGATCATAATGACGAGTTCGAACTCCATAAAAATATAGCAATGATAAACGGATCTTTTGTTAATCCAGAAGCTGTTAAAAAAATGATGGGAGCAGACGGCAAACAATTTATCTCTACTGATGAAGAATTTGAGGAAAGCTTAGAAATGATAAGTAAAGAAAGAGAAGAAATAAAAAATAAAGTAAAACATAGAAGAAAAAGAAAATTCTTGGAATAATAAATGGCTACGATTGATGATGTCCAAAAACAGTTAGATGAATTTGTTAAACAAGCAGAAAAATTTTCTGTTGATAAACAAATAAATTTATTAAATACTTTACAAAATAAACTAGGTATAGTTGCAGGGATAGCTCAAGAAAGTTTTTCAAAAATTAGATCTGCGGTTGATGTCATTGCTGATGCTGGTGATGATATAAAAGAAATGGGAAATCAGGTAGCTTATGCAGAAACAGAAATGGATCAATTTCTGAACGTTGCAACCAACGTTGTTGGCTTGTTTAGTAGATTTGATGGATTTGAAAGATTTTCTCAAGGATTAGATAATTTTAATAGTATAAAAACAAATTTTGAAGAATTAGAAAAAAAGTTCGGCAATTTTGAAAATGCTTTAAAAGCAATAGGTAAATCAGCTCCAGAATTAGCTCAAAAATTAGCAGGAATGGGAAGAGATGCGGCACTCTCTTATCTAAATCAGGCTGATCAAGCAGCTAAATTGGATGCAGGTATAATTAAATTAGCTGCATCAACAGGTAATTTATTCAATTTATATAATAACACTGATAATTTACAAAATCTTTCTGACGTATCAGCTTTATATGCTAAAAATCTTAATGATGTAGCTGGGGCAACAGGTTTAAATATTAAACAAATAACAGATTATACTAATGCATTAGGAAATTTACCAGGTTTAATTGGAACAACAACAAACGCTGGTGAAGAAAATGAGAAACAAATGCAAAAATTGGAGGTTGTTACTAAACTAGCTGCATCTGCTGGAATAGGAGCTTCTGAGGCTGCAAATATACTTAAAAGTTCATATGAAAATTTAGGTAATGCTCAAGGTAAATTAAGTGACGAAAATCAGAAAGGAATAGAATTATTTGCTGCTGCTATTGAATCAGCTAACAAGTTAGGAGTTAGATTTTCTGACACAGAAAACTTTTTGTTAAAAACCGCTGATACGTTTAAATTTATGGGAGATAACACTGCGGCAGCCACAAGAACTTTAGCAACCTTTACAGATGCATTAAGAGAAACTGGGTTAACCGGCAAACAATCTATGGAAGTTGTTCAAGGTATGATTCAATCGACTAAAGAACTAACTACAGGAACCAAAGCTTTCTTATCATTAAGAAGTGGTGGTCCCGGAGGCTTACAAGGAGCTTTTAGAATAGATAGATTGATTAGAGAGGGCAAGACCGACGAAGTTATTCAGATGATGATTAAAAGTTTAAGACAACAAATTGGTGGCAGAATAGTTTCACAGGATGAAGCAGATAGGAGTCCACAATTAGCCGCACAATTTTTTAGACAAAGAGAATTATTAAAAAGTGGTGCTTTTGGTGGTCTAGCTAAGGATGATGCGACAGCTACTAAATTATTAGATGCGTTATCTCGTGGTAATTTAACTGCAGCAAAAACCGCAATTTCTACAGGAGAAAGTGCAGTTAAAAATGCGGTTGATAAAGGAACAGATATTCAAAGATTACAATATAATTCTTTAAAATCTATTAACACAGCTGTTGATTTAATAGCATCAAAAGTTGGAATTAATGCGAATCAGCAATTAAAAGAAAGTTTAGGAACTGGAAAATTTGGAAGTGAAACCGCTCAAGAGTTAAACAAATTAGCCGATCAAAGAAGTCAGGCCGCCGCTGAATTTAAATTTTTAGAATCAAAAGCTCCTCCGAAAGAGAATACAAATAGAAATATAGATAGGCAAGCTGCTCAATTGTTTGTATCTGGAACAGGTATGACAGGAAAAGGTATTGCTGATCTAACCAAAGAATTAGGCAGTTTTGGAGATGAAGCATTAAATATAATAAGAAACAAGCAAGATAAAAACAGATCAGAAGATGTAGAGAAAGCGATTCAAGCCGGACAAACTAAATCAGAGAATATAACTGTTAATCCACCAACAATTAATAATCGAATAAATCCAAATGTAGTGTTATCTAAATTACCAACAACTCAATTAAATGATAATACTACTGCTTCGATAGTTAGCGCTATCAAAGAATTAGATTCTAACCGTACCCCAGGCAATCAAGTTAAACAATTTTTAGATAATCAAAAACCTGAAAATAATAAAACCAATCAAGAACCTATTACTCTAAATATAAACATACAATCTGAAAGTGGATATACTGCTGAAGTGGCTCCAGACTATAATAAACAAGCAACTCAATCAGTTAACCTAGTCGTTAACAGGAAATAAAAATGGTTTCGGAACAAGATTTAATAAATGCATTAGATGGTGGCGCAACACAATTAGATAAAACTCTAACATCACAAAATAGTTTTTCTAATGAAGGTTTTACAGTTCCACCTATATCATCAGCTGATGGGAAAGGGTTACCTTTCTCTAAAGTTAAAAGTCAGAAAACGGCAAAAACAACCAGAAACACAATGCATTGGTATGTTCCTGAAGTTGGTATCGTTAAGATGTATGTAAATCCTCAAGGAATAGACTATTCATTTAAAAAATTAATATCTCCAGATAGAACTAAGGGAGGATATGTTTTACAATATTGGGGAGAAGAATTACCAACTTTAAATATAAGAGGTAATACAGGTAGTTCTGGAATAGAAGGATTAAATGTTCTTTATGAAATTTATAGATCTGAACAATTAAGCTTTGATGCTATAGGATTAACATTAGCAGCAAATTCTAATACTTCTGGACTTGGAGAATTGGTGGGTCAAGTATTAGATGGAATAAATGGCATTGGTAATACAGTTAGTAATGCTACCAATGGTATATTAGGTAACGATCCTGCTTCACAAAATATTCTTCCAAGAAATATTCCAACATTAGCTTCGTTGGCATACGGTGTCGAATTATTTTATGATGGTTGGGTATTTAGAGGATTTTTTAATTCATTTACATTTTCAGAAAAAGCTGACAATTTCTTAATAGATTACAATATTAATTTTACTGTAACTCAACGTAGAGGATACAGAACTAACTACTTTCCATTTCATCGTAGTGCTAACTTTGGTCCGAGCAATAATAGTGAAGGTGGTGTACCATTAACTTTTAATGGTATATCTTCAAGATAAAAGGAAAATTTAATGCCAGATTTCATAAATGGTCTTGGAGATGTTTTATCAACTCAATTTAATGTTGGAGAAAATAAAATCTCAACATTAGATGTTGTAACTGATGGACACACAAGAAAGTATGGCTTGCTTGGAGATTTTGCAAATAAATTCGATCAATCTGCAGAAAGAAGATATTTACAGGAAGGTTTTTTCAAAAACGATAATTATAATATGCATCCAAAACAATTAGAAGTTTTGATGCAAGAACCAGATATAACTGTTTTAATAAAAAAACGAGCATTCTCAAGCCTTTCAGAAAATTTTAGACAAGATTTGATGGATTCTGATGACAGAATCTTTCTAAAGACAACAAAAATATTATTTCAAAATAAAGCAAAACAAATTTCTAATTTTGAAAAATTATCTAAAATAGGAAAAATAGCAACTGAATTTGGTAGAGTTGATAGTTATTTATTACCTCTTATATTTTCAGCTACTGATAGTTTAGCGGCTATATCTGAAAGTTTCGGAGAGAGTGCAGCATCAGATTTTGGTAAGTTAAAAAATATAGTTGATTTGGTAAGAAAAGCAACCAATTTATCAAAAGATAATATATTTACTACTTGGATTACAAATACACAAGATAGTTTTAAAACAGAATTTGCTGAAGGAACTGGTGTACTTGAATTAACAACAGTATCCTCAATTAATACAACTGCATCTATTGCTTTTGGAGGTGGAGGTTGTAGTTTAAATATTTCTAATCCATATAATTTTATGAGAATAACTAATTTGGATATAGAACAAGCAATTGCAGATTCATTAAATGTAATTTATAATAATAAATTTTTTCAATTAGGATCTAGTGTTTTACAAGATAGTTTGAATTTAAATAAAAGAAAATTAGAATTTGCAAGAAGAAATAGAAATGTTCATCCGATAATATTCGAGGTTAATCCTGATGCTTTTCTAGGTAAAAGAGTTAGAGCTATAATTGATAGCATTGGATTTGAAATAAATTTTGGTGGTGATATTTTCTCCGAATTCACTGGTAGTGGAGAAATAGATGCGTCAGCTAAATTTGGAAGTGATGAACTAGGCGCACAGGGATTAAATGATACTGAAATTTCATTATTTAATACAATAATTTCAACAATTTTTCAGATGATGAATTTAGAAACCAATTCTAAATCACAATTGAAAGATTTTAATATGCAGACGAATAGTTTAAGAAAGAAAATGTATCTGCATTACGGAAAAAAACAAGTCATCCAACCTATGGATGTTATACATATATATGCGAGCTCAAAAACAAGAATTGATAATAAGATACTGGGTGGACTGCAAGACTCATTCTCATCCCTTCAATTTACACAAACTCTTAATAATGTTGCTGGATCTTTAAAAGAATCTTTTGATTTATTGGGAAACTCTTCAGTTGAAAAAGCCATCTTTGTTGGTAACGATTTTCCAACTTGGTTGTGGGCTGCGTTTAGAAATCAATTTGTGTCAGATAAAAATGGTATTCAGATTTTCGAGGGCCTTGTTTCTACTGCAGATTCTTCATTCTCTGCTTCAAATGGTTCATACATAACCAGTATTTCTGCTAAAGATAATACAGATTATTTTAATCACGGTATAGTTAACTTTAAACCTTCAGTTGATGTATTTAATGGACCTTTATATGATCCGTTAACTCCATTTGATATAAAATTTGATTCAGTTGATGGATCAAACAGATCTTTAGATGATAACGGTTTACCAGAACTACTAGACGAAAATAAAATATTATTTGAATCTGCCTTTATAAAATATAAAAATGGTTTATATTCTGGAAGAAAACCAACACAAAAAAATTATATACAAGATGCTGAAAGAACAAAAAATAATAATATTACAAGATTTTTTTATGATCCTGATGGGTTAGTATATAAGTGGAAAGAAGGTATTGGCACATTAGTGTTATTTGGAGATAGTTTTAGTGATAAACAAAACTCAGTAGAAAGTGTACCGGCAATAACATCAGATCCTTTTGCTGGACAAGATGTAATGAATGCTCTCTCATTATTAATCACTGGAGAGCCTTATAATTTTGCTACTTTTTATAAAACAGCTTCACAATTCGATTCTTTTGGTCGAGATCCGCAAACAGGTCAAGATCCGTCAGTATCATATTTTAAAAATTTACAAAGTGATTTAAAACAAAGAAATTTTTTGTATGGAAATTTTATCCCATTTAAAAAGTTAGTAATGGATGAAGAAAGTTATAAAAATGTATTGAATAATCAACTAAACGTCCAAGCATTTGATTCACAATTACAATCGTTGTTAGAAAAAAGAGCAGAGTTAAGTGATAAAATTATTTCACTGAAAAAAAGAGATGCAACTTCAATCACTAATCTAACATTAGAAGATGTTGCTGCAAATAATCTTTCAATAGAAATTGCTCAAATAGACGAACAAATAGATCAAAAAGTACAAAATATACAGCAAGAACTAAATAAAACTACCAACACTCCTTTAAAAATAATCGGTGACGATGTAAGTTTTGATCCTGATATATCTCTTGGTGTTGGCAATAGTAATGATAAATTAAGTAGTACAGAAGTAAGAAGACAATTAAGAAGAAAAATAAATTTCTTAACAAGAAAATTAATATGGAAAGTAAGAGCAAACGAAGATGTGAATCTATTAGTAATAGATGATACTTATGATAAAGATTATGATATTCAAGCATTTGAAAAATCTTTTACAAACACAGAATTATTTAATAGTGATTATCTTAAAGTATCAGATAAAATTACAGAAACAGCTTTAAAACTAAATTTAGAAGTGTTTGCTGATACTCAAGGCAATATTCAAATAAGACCACCACAATATAATAGAATGCCTACATCTATTTTTTATAGATTATTTAAATTAAAACAAGAAAAAGGAATTCAATTATTTCCACAGTTTATAGAAGATTTATATGCAGTTCAATTAGATAATACACTTAAGAAAATAGAAGTAATAGAAGATCAAATAAGACTGTTTTCCTCTGCGTTAAATCTTGGTTCGGACTCTTCAATAGAAGATTTTATATCAAAAAATCTTTTAAGAAATGCTGGTGGAACTAGATTTAAATTTTTAACCTCTGAAGATCAAGGATTTAGTGTTTTAGGTAATGATATAAGAAAATTAATATTAACAGATTCATTAGAGATAGGTTTTATTAAAACAAAATTAGAAAATATATCTAAACAATCAAGTGTTGAAAATGTTTTTGATATTCTCTCAAGAACTAAATTAGTTAGAGAGAATTTTACAGTAACTAAAAATAATGAAGCAACTTATCAATTAGGAGCTTCTAAAATAACTAAATCAATTTTTTCTGATCCAACTTTGTTGTCAAGAGTTGATAAAATATCTTCTAGATTAAAAAGTAAAACAGGACAAAAAGTTGATTTAAATTCTTTATTTCCAAATTCTGGAGAAGTAAATAATTCTTCTAATAATAGCGTTTCTAATTTAGATATATTAAGAGCAAGCAAACAAATTGCCGATCTGTTACAAGAAAGACAAAGAACTGTAAAATTAGCAGCTAATGCTATAAAGAACATACAAGAAGCAATTTCTTTAAATAACAATAAAGATACAGTAAATAAATTATTATTTCCAAATTTATACCAAAGCAAGGAAATACCACAAGTATTTGAACATATGTTAGAAGATGAATCATATGATGATTTAGGTCCAAATTCTGGAGACAGATTTATTTTAAAAAATAATCAAATATTATCAATGGTTATTTCTGAAAAGGCTCCAGAATTTACAGGAGTTTCAGTGACCGGTCGATTTGGAGATTTGTTTATTCAAAATAATCAACTCCCACAAGACTTAAATGTATTTCAAGGTGGTAATGCATTAGTATCTGCAGCGGCAATAGATTATGATTTGTGGAGAATGTATGGAGTTAGATTGCCGCAACATATCGATGCCCCATTTTTAACTGATCCGCAAACACAATGCGCTCCATATGCTGTTGCATTATTAACAAGAGCTAGACAACAAGTATTGACTGGAACTATAGATATAGTTGGTAATGAATATATGCAACCAGGAGAAGTTATTTATATAGAAAATGAAGATATATTATTTTATATAGAAAGTGTGCGACATAGTTTCACATTTGGTGGAAAATTCATTACAAGCTTAAATGTTTCTTATGGTCATAGTCCAGGAGAATATATACCAACAATGCTAGATGTTGTAGGTAAAGTTCTATATAAAAATAAAGATATTAATAACTTTTCAAATATTAGACAAGGTAATAGATTTAATCAAGAACCATTAGGTGTTATTATAGGTAATTCTTCTGATCCTGAAGATATATTATCTGGACAATATTCAGATGCAAATAGAAAATCATTAAATAATATAATTAATTCTGCTATATCCTCTTTAAATATTGGTTCAACAGTTAAACCTATTTTAGAGGTAAGAATATATTATAATAGTGAAAATAGTAAATTTTCATCTCAAAGCCCAATAGCTGAGTCATTAGCAAATACTGTTAACGATTTCCTGCTTGGAAAGAAAAATTTAGCTGGAGATAAAAAACCAGATGAACAAGCAGTTTTAACATCTTTTAAAGATCAAATTAAAGTTATAGCTGTTGATACAAAGGGTGTTAACCAAAGATATCCTTCAAGACAGGCTTATGCAGCTGCACGATACTTAACAAAAGTAATAGCAAGACCATTAACTGAGGCTTCTGCAAAAAAACAAGCTGAACCAATAGACAGTGCGATATATAATTATATAGTTGATTGTTGGATTACTTTTGAGGAAAATTCTTGAAAAAACAAAATTTTGAAGGAACAAGTCAAGTAAAGATTGGGAGGCCTGCCGGGTTACTTCGATTAGGGCATATTAAAAAATACCACGAGTCTACATTCTCAGTTGAAGTAGAGCTAGTAGCAAGTTCACAAACTCAAGAGGTGATAAGAAATGTTCAACTACCAGTTTCTTACTATGGAATTAAGGGCGCATTCATAGGCGGATATCCTGATCCTGGCACACCAGTAATTGTTGCACAAGGAGAATCTAATGTTTGGTACATTGTTTCATTTCTGGCTAGAGATCATTCAGCTTTAAATACAACTCCTATACCTAATTTTCCCACTCTTGAAAAAGAAACAATAGTATTGCAATCTGATGATGCAAACAAAATTTCTATTTCTAAAAAAAATGGAATAAAAATAGGAAGTAGAAATAATTTATTAGAATTAGATACAAAAAGATTTATAAATAATAATACTTTTGATAATATTTATTCATTTTCTGAAGCATCACGTTCAATAAACGGAATAATTAAAAGAGATATAGTTCCAAGTAAAAATTTTCCATCATATCTAAGATTAGATTCTATACAATATGATGACTCACTTATTACTATTGCTATGGATCCAACTAGTTTGGATAATTATTCAAATCTTGGCTCTTCAATCAAAAATCCAGCTTTAGTAGAAAAAAGAGAGTTGGTTTATGAATTTGGACAAAGCTATAATATACTAAGTGATGATGAAGAATTAACAAGTTATAAAAATTCTGAAGATAATATTATAGATACTAATATTCTAAACAGAAGAGAGGGGAGAGCTGATACTTTAAGTTTGAGTTTAGTATATCCTAATCAATTAATTGAAAATATCAAAGGAACAGTTGTAGATTCTTTTGGAAATATATTAGATATTAACAGAAATATAATACCAATAGGAAAAAGTGATGACCTAAAGATAAGTAAAATAAAAACATCACTGGAAGAAAAATCTAATGAAGAATTTAAAAATGTTTATAAAAATATAAAAAGATTACATAGAAGAAGTATAGCTTATCAT